AACAAGCAGATCTCGCTGCAGTTTGGCTGCGCGCCGTCCACCACCACGGTGCATCTGATGTTCATCCACCGCACGGGCCAGATCTGGCGCACCGGCGACAAGTCCAAGGCGCGCTGGCACGCTGACAAGCCGTTCAGCGACCCTAAAACGCCGCCGTCGATCAAGCCGCCGAGCATTGAGCAGGTGTCCAGCATTTGGCACTACGCAATGCGCTGCGCCCGCCATGCCCAGGCTGCATGACGGCACTGAGGTCAGCAGCTCCAGCGAGGCCTGGCGGCATGAGACTGAAGCGCGCTGGATCCTCAAGCTGCCCAGCCTGGACGAGCGTCGGGCCTGGCTGCAGAGCCTGGAGAAGCGGCGCGGCCAGGCGCATGTCGAACAACTCAAACAGACGATGAGGAACCTGTGGGCACAACGCCAGCAAACAGCGACACCAGCCAGCGCGTAGGCCACCAGTTCGCCCTAGACCGCGGCCCTGGCCTGCGCATCACCTTCCGTTGCGCCCGCTGTGATCAAGCGCGCGACGGCTTAGGCCGCAAGCTGCTGCGCGTGCAGGGCGTGAAGCAGTACGTCTGCAAGGGGTGCCAGTGAGCCAGGTGCTCAAGCTGCCGTGGCCGGTGATGCCGGCGCTCAGCCCCAACTTCCGTGGGCACTGGGCGCAGAAGCACCGCGCCAAGGCGCAACTGCGCCTGGAATGGGCCTGGGAAGCCAAGCGTCAGGGCGCCAGGCGGCTGGAGGCGGATGCACTGAGCCTGCACATCACGTTCGTGCCCCCAGACCGGCGGCACCGCGATCTCGACAACCTGCTGGCCTCCATCAAGGCCGGCCTAGACGGACTGGCCGACGTATGGAAAGTGGACGACTCGAAGTGGTCGCTGCAGATCGTCAAATCTGGCGAGGTGGGTGGATGGGTCGAAGTTCAACTGACATAGACCCGCTGGAGCTGCTGGTGCTGTGGTGGCGCGCCGAGAGCCAGTGGACGCCCGTGGAGGGCTACCCGCCCGAGTGCCCGTCCACCCGCGGCTGGCGAGCCAGTCGCCAGTACGACGACGCCAACGGCGCGCTGGACACCGACGAGCGCGGCCTGCTGATCCGCCACATCGGTCAGGTGGTGGCCGGCATCCCCGACCCCTACCGCACGGCGCTGTACCTGGTGGCACGCAACCGCTCGCTGGGCGTGAGCGTGTGGCGCAGTGCCCGGCTGCCGGAAAACGATGACGAGCGCGCCGAGCTGGTGGCCGATGCGGTGCAGATGTTTGTGGAGCGGGTGTGAATGCGACAAGACGCCCGAGGCAAGCCGCGCCCATAGGCTTCGGCTGCAATGAGGGGTTAGCCGGCTCCCCCGAAAAGCGGCACAACGTAGGAGTGCAAATGCGCGAACTGACAGACCACAAAGTGAACCCGGCGAATGACGTGCTGACCGTGGCTGTGACCGACGAGCCCGGCAGCGGCGGCGCCAACCACATGTACGAGGTTAGCGGCTACAAGGGAAAGAGCGGCGCGAACAGCGTTCTGATCGAGTTTCAGAACGGGCCGATCAACGAGGCCGGCGTAAACGGCCTCACGCACGAGGTGTTGCTTGCTATCGTGGCCGACCGGCTTCGCAGCTTCCAGCAGGGCCCGTTTGCCAGCCGGTTCAACGCGCTGGCTCTGACGCACATTGAGGACGCGCAGAACTGGCTGAACCGCCGCACCCTGGAGCGCATGCGGCGCGGCGTGGAAGGGACGCACAAGGCATGATCTAAATGATTGACGCCCGTTTTTTCGCTGTGCTGTAATTCGGCCGCGGAGGTGTCTCTGCAATTTGGGCCCGCGGCAGCGATGTCGGCGGGCTTCTTCGTTTCTGGCGAGCAGTTGCCAGCTTGGGCGCAACGCCCACCGGCCCGCGGCGCCACCGGCAAATGAGCCGCAGCCCCTGACGCGGAACGAGCCCCGCGCGTCTCCCCGCGGACAGCGGCGGGCAGGGGCACTTTCACCTTCGGACAATCCTTCGGGAACCCGGCACCATGGCAACAGTCAACGCAGGCGCCTTCAAGAAAGGCGAGAAAAGGCCGAATCAGGGCCGCCCCAAGGGGATGCCCAACAAGAACACCGCGCTCATCCGTGAGATGGTCGCCCAGGCGCTGGATCAAGCCGGCGGGGTGGACTACCTGGTGCAGGTGGCGCAGAGCAACCCGGGGCCGTTCCTGGGCCTGGTGGGCAAGGTGCTGCCGATCCAGGTGACTGGTGAAGGCGGCGGCGCGGTGCAGCACTCAATCAAGGTGACCTTTGGTTGAGGCCTGGTTTCCTGAGAAGCTCAAGTTCCTGTTTGCGCCGCACCGCTACAAGGTGGTGCGCGGTGGCCGGGGCTCTGGCAAGAGCTGGGGCTTTGCCCGCGCGCTGCTGATCATGGCGGCGCAGCGGCCCTTGCGGGTGCTGTGCACGCGAGAGATCCAGAAGAGCATCCAGCAGTCGGTGCACCAGCTGCTGCGCGACCAGATTGAGGCGCTTGGCCTGGGCGGCCAGTACGAAGTGCTGCAGACCGAGATCCGCGGCAAGAACGGCTCGCAGTTCTTCTTCAGCGGCCTGAGCGACCAGACGGCCGAGAGCTTGAAGAGCTTTGAAGGCGTGGACGTGTGCTGGTGCGAAGAGGCGCAGGCCATCAGCCGGCGCAGTTGGGACATCCTGATCCCCACCATCCGCAAGAACGGCTCGGAAATCTGGGTCAGCTTCAACCCGCAGTTGGAGAGCGACGAGACCTACCGGCGCTTTGTGACGAGCCCGCCGCCGGACTGCGTCAGCATCGAGATGAACCACGCCGACAACCGGCGCTTTCCTGCGGTGCTGGAGGCTGAACGCCAACACGCCGAAGCGACGATGAAGCGCGAGGACTACGCGCACATCTGGGAAGGCCAGTGCAAGCCGGCAGTGGACGGCGCCATCTACTTCGACCAGATGGCCAACGCGGGCTCACGCATCCTGAACGTGCCGCACGACCCGCTGCTGAAGGTGCACGCGGTGTGGGACTTGGGCTTCAACGACAGCATGTCCATCATCCTGGCGCAGAAGGTGGCCAGCGAAATCCGCGTCATCCACTACATCGAGGGCACGCAGCGCACGTTGGCGGACTACTCGGCTGAGCTGAAGGCGCTGCGCTTGGATGGGGAGCCGCTGAACTGGGGGCACCACTACCTGCCGCACGACGGCTTTGCCAAGCGCCACCAGACCGGCAAGCAAGACGCCGAGATCCTGCAGGGCCTGGGCTGGAGCGTGCAGCGCACGCCCAACATGGATGTGGAGCAGGGCATCAAGCGCGCCCGCGACATCTTCAGCCGCGTGTACTTCAACAAAGAGCGCACGGCCCGCCTGGTGGAGTGCTTGAAGCGCTACCGGCGACAGATCAACACGACGACCAATGAGCCCGGCAATCCGGTGCACGACGAGTTCAGCCACGGCGCTGACGCCTTCCGCTACCTCGCTTTGACCGTTGACCAGATGAGCAACGACGAGTGGGGTGGCGTCATCAACTACCCACGCCTGAGCGTGGCCTAAAGCAACACCATGGCACGCATGTCTGAAGATCAGCTCCGGTCCATCACGGACCAGGAGATGCGCCAGGCGGTGGGCTGGTACAGCGGCAAGCTGGCCGCCCAGCGTCAGAAGGCGATGGCCTACTACCTGGGTCAGCCCACGCTGGACCTGACGCCGCCCGAGGTGGAGGGCCGCAGCTCCGTGGTGAGCCCCGACGTGCGCAACACCATCGAGAGCATGCTGCCGCAGCTCATGGTGAAGTTTGCGGGCAGCGAGCGCGTGGTGGAGTTTGAGCCGCAAAAGCCCGGCGACGAGCAAAAAGCCGAGCAGGCCACGGACTACGTGAACCATGTCCTGCACACGCACAACCCGGGCGAGCGCATCATCTACAACTGGATGAAGGACGCGCTGCTGAGCAAGAACGGCATCGTCAAAGTCTGGTGGGACGACCGCAAGGAAGAAAAGCGCGAGGAGTACCGCAACCTCAACGACGTCGAGCTGGCGCAGCTCATGGACGACGACGAGGTGGAGGTCATCGAGCAGAAGTCCTATCCTGACGAGGACGACGCCGAGAAGCGCCAGCAGGCCCTGCAGCAGCTCGCGCAGCAACTGGAGCAGGCCACCCAAGCCGCGCAAGCCGGGGATTCGCAGGCGCAGCAGGCTGTTGTGATGCTTCAGCAGCAGATGGCGCAGATCCAGAGCGCGCCGCCGGTGTTGGCCTATGACGTGGCGTGCCGGCGCACGCGCATCAGCGGTTGCGTGAAGGTGGAGAACGTCCCGCCCGAGGAGTTTCTGATCAGCCGCAAGGCCAAGAGCATCCAGGACGCGAGCTTTGTGGCGCACCGCGTGGCCCGCACGCAGAGCGACTTGATCTCCATGGGCTACAAGAACGTGGACCAGATCAGCGGCGACGACCAAGCCACGGCGCTGAACATGGAGCGCATCGAGCGCTTGGGTTACGACGACGAGCTGGCCTACCTGCAGGCCGACACGCTGTGCACGCCCGACGACAGCCAGCGCGTGATCTGGGTGACCGAGTGCTACGTGCGCTGCGACTACGACGGCGACGGCATCTCCGAGCTGC